TTACCAGTTACAAATAACCAATTCGCCGCTGGTTTTGCCCGTCTTATCCCTGCCTACGGTATAAGCCAGCTCCAGTTGAGTAATACGGAAGTCTTTAAACAAAGCCCTTATATCAGGGTGGTCATTGATGGATAACATGACCTTACCCTTGCTCTCCGTCATTGCCTTTGCCAGCAGCTCATATTGAGACCAATCAAAAGCACTATCGTAGCCTGCCGTTTGCCAATATGGCGGGTCAGCATAGAAGAAAGTGTGCTCGCGGTCATATCGTTTTAAACAACGTTCCCACGGCTCATGCTCTATATAAACACCTTTTAAACGGTCTTTAGCAGCCTTTAATTTAGCTTTGATTTGCGACGCGTCCCAAGCTTTTGAGGTGGTGGCCGTACCAAAATGTTGATGGACGGTCTTGCCGCCGAAGGCGTTGTGTTGAAGGTAGAAGAACCGGGCAGCTCGTTGAATATCGGTCATGCAATCAGGCGGCGTGCTTTGCAGGCGGGCAAAGACCTCTCGGCTTGTCAGTGTCCACTCAAACTGGCGGACGAACTCGTCGAAATGGTGTTGTACCACGCGGTACAGGTTGATGAGCTGTCCGTTGATGTCGTTGAGTACCTCTACTTTAGCAGGCGTTGGGCGCAGAAAGAACAACGCCGCGCCGCCGGCAAACAGCTCGACATAACAAGAATGCTCGGGGAACATGGGCAACAGGTGTTTTGCCAATCGTCGTTTGCCGCCCATCCAAGGGATAATCGGTAGAGTTTGTTGTGTTTTTTGCATCATATATATACTCCTAATTTGCGGCATTCGGGACGCTCGGAACAGAATTAATATGATGCTCAACGGCATTCTTCGATTTTATAATCAACTGAAAGAATTAATATTTTTGCAGCGTGTGCATTTTATTTGCACGAAATCGCTGCCTTTTGCCAGTAATTTGCCGCAGAATTTGCAGCGCAACTCCCGATAAATTTGCATTTGCACTCACTCCCATATCACGGATAGAATGCCCCGGTCTCTAGAGACTAAGGCGGCCTTAGAAGTCAATGCAGCCGCGAACTGCTTGGCTGGCGTAGCGGTGTTGCCGCACCGCTACGTCGCCGTCCCACTTGATTTTTTCAATCTCCCTTTTAAAGGTCGTCTGAAATCAGACGACCTTTAAATTTTAAGAATTTACAGATATTTCAGCTCTTTAACCTTGGCGATAATCTTACCGGCAATGATAGTTTCTACTGCCGGCAAGAAATGCGCTCCTCCATCATACGACAGAGATAACGGCATGATACCGTCTTTTTGAGCCTGTTTGTCAGCCTCATTTGGCGTGATTCCAGTATCCGTCCAAATCTGCTCTGACAGCATATAAGCTTCAATGTCATATACGTTTGCGCCGTATGTTGTGCGTATCCAATTGTTTAGCTCATCTTTAAGCTGATGGCGGTAAGGATGTTCTTCTTTAGACCAGCCCGGTTTGTTATCAGCCCAAATAGGCAAGATAATGTATCGAGGTGTATCTTTTGGCTGTACAAGGGCGATACATTTTTGAATGTACCCTTTAACACGCTCTAACGCTGCCTGCCAATTGCTCCAGTTAGCGCCATTAACATCGTTTTTGCCAGTGGCAAGGACGCAGATGCCATCAGTACCACCATTGTTTTTTAGCTTGACTGGGTATTGCTGTCCAACAACAATGCTGTGAGCCTGTTCGTCACGTGGGTAGACTTTGACATTTGCAGTTTGTCCCACGACAGATGCTTCGATGTTGTCTCCAATGATTACAATGGTCGAATGCAAACTAAATGGTGTCACACCTTCGCCGTAAACCAGTTCGGCATCGATGAAAACATTCCGCCCCTTCGCAGGAATCGTGTCAACGCTGAATTTAATTTCAACCGGGCTGCCGTTCATCGACATAAGCGCATAGGATGCCAAGCTGCCGCCTGCGGCATTGTTGATAACTGGCAAATCATCCGCTTTAGCGAGATTAATAGCTTGGTCGCCAAGTCTCGCATTTGTCGAGTCGCCGAAGAAATTAAGACTGCGCACCAACGGTTTCACCGGTGCGGGCGGTTGAGTGGGTTGTGGTGGCTCAGGCTGTGCGGGCGGTCGCGCAGGTTTTGGACTTACTGCCGGAGACTGCCCCTGCGCCGTCGGCACACCGAAGTAACGGATGCCGCAACGGTCGCCTTGCTGCAAAATCTCATCAAGATTCTTAGGTTTGGCACAATATTTAAGGTCAATAATGCAGTTATGCGGCTGCACAAGAACGTAACCGTCTTGCTCATCGGTCAACGCCACCAGTTTTGCACCGCGCAGCGAAAAATCAACCCAACTGCCAGCCTTGGTACCTTCCGCTGCTTTTACTTTGACTCGGGTCAGTTGCGTTGCCTCATACTTCAAAATATCGCTCGTATTAATCCCAAGCGTTTCCGTTCTCATGCCAACTCCTTATAAAATAATCATAATTTTACGAACTCACGCGACAGGTGCAGGCGGCGAGCCTGCACTCAACACTACACGCCCAACTCCAAAACAGCAGCGTCGGGGGCTTGGCTGATGATGCGGTTGGTGCGAATGTCGTAGAAAACACGTTGATTCAAAGCAACCTGACCGCTCAAAACGATATTCCCGCCGCTTTGCGTTTGCGCCGCCCATGAGCCGCCGCCCAAATCGCCCGTTATTTTGGCGATGCCGCGCTGCTCGCGGTTGAGCAGTGCCGTCAGGTTTTGATACAGATTGGTCATTTTTACCCCCAACAAATAGATAAAAGGTCGTCTGAACATGGCTTTCAGACGACCTTTAAAGCATTTTTAAAGCGGCTTTAATCGTCCAAATAGCGGTCGATGCTTACATTTTGAGTAACGACAGGCGCGTCGTTTTCGATTTTGACCTCGATTGATACGCCCACGACCACGCCCTGCCAGTTGCCCGACGGCTCGCTGATTTGCCAAATCTCGCCCAAATTAGCCATAGGGATGGCGTATTTGTCTGACACAGGCAGCGATACGGTCTCGCGCTTGTGGACGCCCGTCGCGCTCAAGGCGGCAACACCTGCGGCCAGCAAAACAGGTTGGTCGGTATAAAGCGCGTGGGTCAACGCAGAGGCTCGCGGCTCGCGGTTGCTGCCGTTGCGGTACACGTCCGCGCCCTTGCCCTTGTTATGGCTCGGCCAAACATAAATCCCGTTTGCCCGCTCGGACACGTTGCGCTGCCCGCTGATGCCGAAAATTACGCTGGCAGGCACGGTAACGTCTGCCGCAGCCTGCGCCACCTCCCAAGCTGCCGATTTCCACTTCGGCTTAAATCTCAGGGCAGGCTTGGCGCGGTCGCTCTCGATAAACCCGCCCGCCGCTTGCGCCAGCTCTTGTAATACCGCCATCGGCGTTTTGTCCGTCAATGCGTACACGTCAGCAGGAATCAGCCAATCTGCCATCGTCCATCCGTCCAAGCCTATGCCCGTCGGTCTCAACACCTCCGTGGCTATTTGTTGGGCGTAGATAGGGTTGCGGTATGTGCCGCTGCCTTTTGGGGCGTAGTCAGCGCCCAAGCGGGCGGTAACGCTCCTGCCCATTACCGTATAGCTTTTCTGCCCGAAGCGGCGGTTGTCGCTGTAATCCTCGGCAATAATGACAAAAGTATCCGCGTTGATTTGCACCTTGATTTGCGCTTCCTCGCCCTTCGCGCGGGCGTCGGGGTTGATTTTGGCGAAATCCTCGGGCGATACGGTCAGGCTGCCTTGCCAGCAGTAGCCGCCCGTATCGGCAGTAAACGAGGCGGAAAACAACTTAATCGGCTGCCCGTCTGCCGTGGAGTTGACGGTGTTTTGCATAATGTATCCGTTTAAAACAGGGGTTTTTGCCGTATCAAAACAGACGAACGGCAGCGGGATATGGCGCGGGTCGTGCGCGATTTTCCTGCGGTAAAACCGCAAAGCAAGGCGGTTGGACGGCGGGCGGATGCCGCAGACGTAGGTTTCAGGGACGGGTTCCGGCTCGACCGGAATCTCGTAGTATTCGCAAGGGACGGTAACGGCAGGAAGGGATTTAGGGCTGAAACAACGCGCCAAATCCGCCGCCGCGAGGATGTCCGATTGCAGGCAGTCAACCAGCAAAGCGTCGTCTGAAAACGTACTATCCGCGTGGGTCTCCAAGAGTTCGCCCGCCTGAGCTGCCTGCGCATCGCCGCCACAGCCCGTCAGAAACAGGCTGCCTGTCGTACTCGCACCGGCACAGCCGTCCAGTCCGTCCATCGCGCTTTGAACACCTGTCGCACACGCAGCAACCGCAAACGACGGCTCAGATAGCGATTTCAGACGGCCTTCAAGCGCGGTCATGCCATTAAAGGTCGTCTGAAAACAATGGGCAACATCAACAACCTCAACCGACACGCCCGACATTCCTACCGCCGCGCTACCGCCCGCAAAACCACCGGACAAACAAGCCGACCCCGTCCCCGCCTCATGTAAAACAAACCCCCACTCACCCGATACAGCGGCATAGCCTGCCGGCGGCGCGTAAGGCTCGGGCGGTTTGGGCTTTGGCGGCTCAATCGGCGCAACCGCCCCGCCTGCCGCAATATGGCGCAACGGACGGGTAAACGGGATTACCAGTCGGTTTGACGGCTTACGCTCCGCGATCAACGCCCCAAAAGGCAGCGGAATCCGCGCCGAATGGGTATAGGTTTTGGATTTATCGTCAGACATTTCAGACGACCTTATCCGCCGTCAGTATCGACATAGGGCTTGATGAAATCATAGGAGACCGGCTCGTATTGCTTTTTGTAATCTGTCGCCACCATCAGATACTCCTCGTCCTCCTTCAGGCGGTCGAATCGGTAACTGCCGTCGTCTTTGCTCCAAGTATCGGCGATGCACTCCATATTAGAGCGGCCGAACAGGTAGATCCGCCTTGAGGCTGGCTGCCCGCCAATGGTAACAACCCCTTCTGCTTCTCCGGCAATGTAGCCTCGCCCGCCGTATTTAACATGGGGAGAACGAATGGCACGGCTTTTGACGGCATGGTTTTCGATTTTTGAGCGACGCCCCCCGAATTTAGTTACAGCGCGGCTTTTAAAAATCAAATCCGCCATTTAGATTTCCCATTCTTTCAGATTTATTAAAAACCCTCGAGCATTAAACCCTCTGAAATACATCCATTTTCCTTCGGCGCCATCTAAATTATTATAAATCTTACCAAACTCCACCTCGTTACTTTGAGGCATGAGCTCCATCGTAATCCACAATCCGGAAAGCAATCCTCTCAACTTACCATCACTATTTTTACGCTCCGAAAGATATATATCGTCGGCGCAAAACCCCATAGTTACCGGGTTTGGATAATTTACCACCCGACCTTCAGAGGATTTGAACAAATAATCAGCCCATACTGACTCATCGCCCTTATAGTCGCGGACGATGAGGTTATAAACAGAGTTTGTTCCGTGACTCAAATATCGTTCTGCGCCGACAAAAGATAAAATACAGTTATTGCTATCAGCAGCAGCCAAACTCGGAAAATCTCCAAAATATAAATGCGGGCAAATGGTCGAATAATATTCGTTCAGAATCACCAATAAAAATGTACGCTCATGCCCAACCACAACCCACTTAATCTGACTATTTCTATCAAAGTAGTTGTAATTGGCGTAAGCAAACTTTATCCTCATGGACTCCTGAGTGACTTCAATTTCGCCTTTTTTAGCAGATACGGGATTTTTCAGCGCAACAACATTGCATCCCCCATACTCTATTCCCCCATGTACGCCCAATGCCCATTTTGTTGACTTGTCATGCTTACTCCGGAAACAGGCGTCGTTGCCGTTTTCGTGCAATATCTCCCAGCCCAGCGGCTCTTTGCGGTTTTCGTTTTCGCCGTAGCCCGTTACCAGACAGGCTTTTAAAATGGTTTTAATATCCCCTTCTGCAGGCAACACCTTCGGCGCACCCGCATCATCCCAGCGGTAAACCTTAACCGGTACTTTTTCGGTATTAAACATTTCAGACGACCTTTGCTTTAAAAATAAAGCCTTATTAAAGCAAAAGCCCCGAAAATCGGGGCTTGGCATGGTTGCAGTCGGGGACTTGTATTAGCGGCAATATTCCCGCCAGATGGTGTCGGAAAATTCGTGTGAATAATCTTTGTCAAAATAGTTTTGTGTCATTATTTTGCCGTCTTTGTCGTTGTACGAGTTGACTTGTACAAAACGCCGCCAGTTGGCTTTATCCCAAAGTACCTCTCCGCACAAAATACTTTCCCCGTCCTTATAACGCGCTTCGACACTTCGCAGCACACTCTCAGAGAAGTATGTTTTGGCGTTTGAAATCATGACGGCTTTGCTTACCCGTCTGACTTCCGCCTGCTGCTCCGCCTGATTGACATTGACTGTTACGCTCTCCCGTGCAGGCTCGGGCTGAACATCTTTTTTTGTCTGCGCCTCCACTTTTTCGGGCTGCGGTGCAGCAATCGGTCTATCTTGTTTCGATTCTCGAAGTTGTTGTAACTTTTCGCGCTGTAATGCAATCTTTTCGCGCTCCAGTTCGATTTCTTCTTTGCTTTTCCCGCAGCCTGCCAAGCCGCCCGCTGCAAGCGCAGTCAACGTAGCTATTAATATAATTTTTTTCATCCTTATTACTCCGTTTAAAAAATATCAACAGCATTTTAAAACAAACGGCATATAAAATAAATAAACGGTAGTTAAAAGGTCGTCTAAAACGCCTTCAGACGACCTTTATTTATTTTGCCTATTCCGCCACCGTATTTCCGCGCAGGCAGGCGGTGAAGCCGTCGCGCCCTTCCTGCCTGTCGGGCGAGGGCTGGACGCTGCGTAAAATCCACACGGGCAGCGGCGTGCCGTAGGTGTTGAAACGGATGCAGTTTTGAGCCGACCAGCCGCCGCCGAACGCTGTCGATTTAATCGTAAAGTACGGTTTGCCCGTGGCGGGATTGGTCGGGGCGAGGTCGGTCAGGGTATCGCTCTTGGCGACCAAGCCGAGCTGCTCGCCATAAAGCTCGAATTGGTTGGCAGTAGTGAATCTAATCAGCCAACGCTCGGTAATCGCGCCGTTGCTGGTGAGTTTGATCGGGTAGTCCTTGACATTGGCTTTTGCCAGAATCGGATCGCCGCGCCGCGAATCCGCCCAAACGTTGTCCCATGCCTGTTGCGAGAAAGGCTCGGTCGCGCGTACCAGCAAATCGCCGCCGATCAGGGCGGATGAAACGTAAGTCCCTGCTTTGGGGTAGGCGCGCGAAATGGCAAATTGCAGTTTCAGACGACCCGAAATATCGACGCCCGTAATGCGGTTTTCTTCCTCCCACGCACACACGGCGGTCAGCGGCAGGGTATATTGCGATAAGTCCAACGGCTCGCCGAAGGTAATGCTGCCCGCCTTGAGGTCTGCCGTGTATTTTTCGGCGAGGACGTGTTTGCCCTTGCTGTCGACCAAGCAGAGGCGGTCTAGGTTTTGACGGTTGAGCGTAATTTTCTGGGCGGCGGTAAACGCGCTGCCCAAATCCTGCTTGAGACGGTTGGAAATCACAATCATGTCGCCCTTGCGGAACACGGGGACGCGCCCGTCGGCAGGCAGGCGCACGGCATCGATACCGATAATGGACGAATCCAAGGGCAAATTGTCTTGGGTTACGGCGTTGTATCGCAAATCCTCGGGATAAAAACCTGCGGTGCGGGTAATTTCGTAGAAACCTGTTTCGTAGTCGATTTTCCCCGTGATGCCGCCTTCGATATTGCCTTCGGCATTGCTGCGGCCGACGATGTCGCCGTTGTTGGCATAGACGGTAAAGCTTTCGGGCTTGACCGGCGCGGCGGGTGTGCGCCCCGCATAGGAGAAAATCTTAACCTGCGGCAGACGGACAACCCCGCCCGTTACCTTGAGACTTTGGAATTTGATGGCAGGGTCATTGATGGACACTTCGCCAGTGGCGGACAATGTGCCGATATTTTCGCCGCTGCCTTTGGCTGCATCCCAGTTTTTATAAAGCGTTCCGCCGTATTCGACGATTTCGGTCGTGCCATCTGAAAAAGACCACGAATTAAAGATGCAGGTACTGCCTTGGTCAAAGTCGATCAAGACATTAAATGTCAGCCCGCCTGCCAGACGCCCGTTTCGGGGCTTGGCGTGGGAAGTGTCAGCGGACAAAAATTCCGCATTCCAGTCGCTGAAGGACATATCGACGGTTTTCTTGGCGGTCGCGTCTTTTTCCTGCGCGCGCCATGCGGCACCCAAGGTCGAATAAGACTTGGTCGCCCAAGCCAACGCCTCCACCCGCAACGCGGATTTAGGCACAATCAGCTTGCCGCCGTCCCAGCGGATACCCTGCACGGCGTTTTTACCCGCTTTCCAGCCGCCTTTGACTGCGAGCAGACTGATGCGCGCCGTACCTGATTTAATTTCTTTTCCGGCAGAAATCGCCATTTTTATCTCCTATCTAACCGCTGCGCCATACCAATTCGGCACTGTGTACTCTGTCTCTTCAGAGACTTGCCCTTTGACATCCAATCTGAAGACCGACTGATTAGGCGTAGCGTCCTTGAATACCAGCTCCCAATGCGCCCCTTTATCCTCCGCCGTCATGCCGTAGCCTGCGCCGCCGACCACGCTTGCGCTGATTCGGCGCGTCTCTTCGCAGGTGTATTCGACTGTGTTGCTGTTGATGTAGCGTTCGGTCGAAATCACGCCGTTGAGGTAATCCACCGACCCCTGCATATCACCCGTCAGACTGCCGTTGCCGTCGTCGCGGGCGGTTTTGGTGCCGCCATCCTGCCAAGTCAATACTAACGTACCCGGCTTGATGGGATGACCCAAGCCATAGGTGCATTTACTTTCGGCAGGTTTCGGCGTCGCTGCCGTCCCCGTCTTACCGCCGTCGGACGAGGCAAACCCAGAAATCCCGCCCCATTGGAACACAAGGCGGCTGCCGACATCGGGCAATACGGGCAGATTAAGCACGACAGAGCCGGTGGTTGACGACACCGTGCCTGTTGCTTTGCCTGCCTCATCGCGCAACACGCCGTCGCCTGAATCGGCGAGAAGGTACCAAACGCCCAACGCCATAAACGACACTTTCAGGCTGCCCGCGGCGGGGGCGGGTGTCAGCAGCGGCGCAAACGCCGTGCCTTGGTTGGTCTCTTTGATTTCAACGGCAAAGGCAAACCGAGCCGCCGATGATTTGGCGGCGGGGATGGCGGAAACGGTATAAGTCCCGCTTGGGATGCTGCTCAGGCGGCCTTTTTCATAATCGGCTTGGATGATGTTATCGCCGGAGACCAACTGCCCCTGCGCATTGTCTTTGTAGTTGCCGATTTTGATGCTGCCCGGCAAAAGCGAATGGGGCATCGTCAGCGTACCGCCCGATACATACCCGCTAAACACCTGTTTTTCAGGCGCGGCAGCCACCCACATATCGCCCGCGACGGGATATTGGTCGGCATACGGCGTCTCTACTGTCGAAGTAGGAACCAGTTTTTCGTAGATGCTGGCTACAGTCAGCGATGCATCGCCCGCCTTAAGGTCGTCTGAAACAGGTTTGACACCGTAATAACTTGCCGAATCGGCGACCTGCGTTTCCAAAATCTTGACCTTGCTGCCCGCATAGCCCTCGACGGGGTAGTCCACGCCGTCAAAGTCGCGCGTCAGCGGGTTGGTCGTCTCCATTTTGACGACGCGGCGGCGGATTTCTTTTGTCTGCCCACCAGCCAAGGGGATTTCAAACGTCCGCATTTCGTGCGTCAGGTTGGCGATGCGGAAATATTCGGTAATCCGTTCGGTCTTGGCATTGGTTTTGTCTTCGTATTGTAAGCAATACCGCTCGCCCACTTTAGGCAGCGGGGCTTCTTCGCGCTGATATGCCTGCACAAGGCGCACGCCCGCCAAATGCCGCCCCATCAGCGTCATGCGGCTTTCGACCGTCGGTACGGAATAAGCCTCAATACGCGGCATGATGTCTGCGCGGCTCTCGCCGTAGTTGCGCGCTTTGAACGCCAAAAATGACACGTTCTCGGAACTCGGCGGCTCGGTAATGATGAAATGCCCGCCATAGAGCGGCTCGGAATCATTGCGCAATACGGCAGGGTAGAGCAGGCGCGCGTCCAAGCTGCCCATCGTGCGGTCAACGTCCGAGACGGGCGGGAAAATCTCGTTATCCTCGCCCGTCAGCGGCTGCCCCACCATCAACCCGCCACCGTCAGGCGTATCGGTCATGCGCTGGCTGGGGTAAATCTGCAAATCCTGTTGTGTCAGACGCGTTGTCTTTTCCATTTTGAAACCTTTTTAAATTCTGCTTAAACCTGCTTTCAGACGACCTTAAAACGTCATCAGGCAGAGCTTGGCGGTGTATTGTTCGTTTTCTGACTCCGGCGTCGAGTACCGCACCGGCTCGACGTTGCCCAAAGCCGCATCATGCGTGCGCCAAATGACATTAAATTCGCGCCCGTCATAATGGGACAACGTCATTTCTAATTCGGGGACGTCCGTCCAATCGCGCAAAGTACGCAAAGACCCCAAGTCCAGCCATACCCAATCGCCCGAAAGCGTAATCGGGCGGCCGTTTGCCTTGATGCCCTGCTGGACGACCAGCCCGCCCGACAGCGTACGCTGCGGCGCAGCCTGCGCCACCTTGTTCCAACCAAATTCATCTTCCCAGCGCATATCCTGCGGCAGGCGGACGGTTGCACCGGTGTCCTTGCGCTTTAAAATCCAATCAGCCATTTCAGACGACCTTTGCCTAAATATAAAACCCCATTAAAGCAAAAGCCCCGAAAATCGGGGCTTGGCATGGTTGCAGTCGGGTTTGTATGTGCCGTTTGGATTAAGTCGTCCTTTTGAACGAGTTTTCCAGTTGCGTCATCAGGCTGCCGACTGCTCTGTTGGCGACCGCCTCGTCGCGCTGCGCCAAAATGCGGTTAAGGTCGTCTGTATTGACGTTGACCTGCGGATTGCCGATTTGCTGCAACTGACGCGCCACGTTATTACTGCCGCTTGCCGTGTTTTGGCTGCGGGCGCGTTCCTGCGCGGCAGATTCGGCGCGTTTGTTGCGTTGGCGGTCGTAGATTTGCTGCTGCAACTCGATTTGACGCTGATATTCGCGGGCAATGTCACCCTGTCCCAGTTGCTTGGCGTTTGCCAGCTTCTGATTCAATTCGCGCAGCTTTTTCTCTTGCTGCAAAGCGTAGCCCGCCTCGGCGTTGCCGTTGAGTTCGGCAAGCTCTGCCTCAAGGGCGCGCGTCGCGTCGCTTGCCTCTTGGCGCAGCGCATTCAGGCGGCGTTGCGCGTCGGCAATTGCATTGCGGAACTTGGTCAGCTCGGTATTGCCCAGCTTGTCGGCGGCACGGGCGGCTGCACTGGCGGCATCGTTCAACACGCCCTGCATCAACGCACCCTGCGCTGTTGCGTCGCTCAACCGCTGCATGGCAGAGTTGGCAAGGTAAATCTGCTGGGTGTAGTCCTTCATGCGCCCGATTTGCAGCGTCGCCTCCATGCCGATTTTGACGCCCCTGAATTTTTGGTTCATCAATTCGAGCTGCTCGTTGTTGAATTTAACGTAGCCGCCCGTCTGACTGAGCCGGTAGCCGTAGTCGGTAACGGCTTTGGCGGCTTTTTCGGTTGCTGCCGCCGCCTTTTCCGCGCTGGCCGCCGCCTCGTCGTTTGCTTTGACCACCTTGCCGACAGACTGGGCATGACCTTCCGCCGCCTGTGCGCCTTTATTGTGGGCGTTTTTGGCAGCCTCGCCCGCCTGCGCGGCCGTATCGTTCAACCCTTGATAGGCGGCTTTGGCTTTTTCCGCACCGCCTGACGCCGCATCGCCCAAACGGGCAAGCTGCTCCTGTGTCAACAGTGCCGCGTTGCCGCTGGCTTTGAGCTGGTTTTGGAACTCGGCAAATTCCTCCTTGCTTTTGAGTTTGCCCATCATCTGCTCAAACGCCGCCTGCATCAGCTTGGCATCTTTCTGCCCCGCTGCCGCCGCCTGTTCGGACGCGTCCTTAAAGTCGGCAAACGCCTGACGTGCATCGCTGCTGACACCCGTCATAACGGCCTTGCTGTCCACGCCGATTTTGGCAAAGGCGTCGGCAACCTTATCGGACGCGACGGGCGCGGCATCGCCGATTTTTTTAATTTCCTCGGCGGTCATGCCTGCCTGTTTGCCCGCGTCCTCCAAGGCGGCTTTCAGTTTTTCGACCGCTTCGGGGCTGTCCATCTGCTTTAACGCTGCCTGGAAAAGGCGCGACATCTGCTCGGCATCGTTGCCGAACTTGGCGGCGGCGGTGGAAAAGTTGGCAATCCCTTCCGCCGCTTTTTTGCTCATGCCGGTGGTTACTTCTTCAGCCGTCAGCCCCAAAGATTCGAGGGCTTTCTGCGCTTCGGCAAGTTCGCCCGTGTCCGCGCTGATTTTGATGTTTTTCTTATCCAGCTCGGCTTTCAGTTCGGCGGTTTTATCGCGCACGTTTTCCAGCTTAACCGCCAGCTCGCTGTAAAAGTCGCCGTTTTCGCGCCCGTCGGCACGCAAGGCGGCCATGCTGCGCTCCAACGCCGCCTGCTCGGCAGCGGAAGCACGATATTCGGCTTGCAGGGCTTTGACGGCGGCTGCCTCTTCTTCAGCGGCTTTGGCTTTGGCGGCAGCGGCTTTTTCAGCAGCTTCTTGCGCTTTTTTATCTGCTTCGGCCAACTCACGCTTGATTTGGGCTTCGGTTTTGAAATGTTTGCGGTATTTGTCCAGACTGCCTGTTGTAAAGAAACTGTTCAACATGGCGAGTACGCGCCCGAGGCTGTCGCCAAAAATCTTGGCAAAATCGGTATTTTCGCGCAGCCATTCACCCACACCCCATCCGGCAGTGGCGGCAGCAGCCAACAATCCTGCATTGGCCGCAGCCAGTTTAAGGTTTTGCGCCAATACACCCGCAGCAGCCGCTCCGTTACCAAAGCCGTTACCGGCGGCGGCAGATTTGAGCGCGACGCCCAGCTCTCGGGCAGCGGCAGTGGTCTTCAGGATGGATGACTTGGTTGCCTCAATGCTGACGCGCTGGGTCGCAAATGATGCCGATACTGCACCTCCAGTCAGACGGACAGCCGCCTCATAAGCCTTGACGGCAACCGCGCCCGCCGCAAACAGCGTGGCAAGTTGCGTCAAAACCGGAAACTCTTCGGTAATCGCTCCGATTGCGCTTGCCACACTGCCGGCCGTACTCGCCAATAGAGACACCAAAGGCAGCAGCTTTTCGCCGACCTCGATGGCAACGTTGATGATTTCCTGCTTGGCTTTGTTGATTTGCGCCTCGCTGGTGGACATGGCGTTTGCCACCTCTTTTTGCATCGCGCCGACGACTTGTCCCTTGTCAGCGACCAAACCCAAAGCCTTTTCGTATTCGCCCAGTGAGCCGACCAAGAGGGCAATGTCGTCGCTGTATTCCGTGCCGAAGAGTTGCGAGAGCATTAGGGCGCGGCTTTGTTTGTCCAAGCCTTCGAGTTTGTGCAAGAAGTCCGTTAAAGCCTGCTGCGGATTGGCGGCGATATTGGCTGCCATCTCGTCGGCAGACGTACCGATGCCTTCCAAGGCCGCCTGAAATCCTTTGCCCTGGCTTTGCGCGGTTTGCAGTTTTTGCAGCATGGCATTGATGGCGGTCGCCGCCACTTCGGGCGGTTTGCCCAATGCGATAAATGCGTCGGCAAGCGCGGCGGCTTCGTCGGCGGCCAGTCCGAACTGCTTGGCCGTACCGCCGATACGCGCCATCGCCGCAACAATGTCTTTTTCACGGGCGGCGGTATTGTTGCCCAAAACGTTGATGGCATCGCCGAGCTTTTCCACTTCGCCGATTGGGAGTTGGAACACGTTGGCAATCGTCGCGGCGGCATTGCCTGCCTCTTCAGCAGTCATGCCGAAGGCAACCGACATCTTGGACGCGATGGCTGTAAATTCCGACAACTTCTCAATCGGGATGCCGAGCTGTCCGCCGGCAGCGGCAAGATCCGCCATTTCGGCGGCGGAAATGCCCAATTCGGTGCCCATTTTCTTCAGCTCGTCTGAAAGTTGGGCGTACTGCTCGTCCGTACCATCAGCGACTTTTTTCACGCCCGCCATCGCGGTTTCAAACTTCATCGCCTCGCGGGTAGCAAACGCCAAGCCGCCCGCGCCGCCAACCAAGCCCTGAATCTCCGAAGCAACTTCGGTAATAGACGGCTTCACACCTTTCAGGCTTGCTTCAAGCTCGCGCACCTTGCCTTCCTGCAACTGCGCCGCCCGCGCCAATTCCTCGTGCGAGAGCGTGCCGCTGTCTTTGAGCAGCTCGTAAGCGTCTTTGGTCTTTTGGATTTCCTGCCGCGCCTTATCGTCGGTATCGATGCCGAGCTGGATTTTGGCATCGGCAATCGCCTTTAGGGTTTGCGCCTCGGCAGTCAGGCGGTCGAGCTGCGCCGTTGCGGCGGCGGATTCTGACGACAGGCGCGCTTCGTCGGCGGCAAGGTTTTTGACGGATACGCCCGACACCGCCATCGCGTCGCGGGCGGCATACAGCTTGCCCGTCAGCTCGGTTTCGCTTTTTGCCAGGCGTTCGGATTCGGCGCGCAGTTTCGCCAAATCGGCCTGCTGTTGCTGCGTACCGCCGCCGCGCATGGATTTTTCAAGTGATGCGGTCAGCTCGTCCAGCGCACGCATTTCCTTGGCAGTGTTGTCCAATTCCGCCGACAACGCCTTGTATTCCGTAATCGCGGCCTGTTGCGCTTGGGCTTTCGCCAGCGTCGCGCCCAGTTCTTTCGCCTCTGCAGTCAGTTTGCCCGTATCGATGCCCGCCGCCTCGATGGATTGAGCCAGTGCGTCGATGTGTTCGGTACCGGACACGCCCGCCTTAATCTCAATACCCGCTTGGATGTTTGCCATAATTAACCCTGTTTTAAAACCCGTTTAAAAAAAGGTCGCCTGAAACTCCACGCCGCTGCGCCTACACGCAGAAGCCCGTTTCAGACGACCTTTTATCTACCAACCGAATCAGTTGTTGTACGACGTGAAGGAATAGGTCGAGGTTTCGCCCGAAGCCAACACTGCCGTGCCTTTAAATTCAACTTCGTTAAAATCATCAGATAACCAGTCGATACTGCCGTCCACTGCCATTACGGCATGGGGGATGTGCAAGACGCCATCCTCGCCGGTAACGCGGTTGCGGCCGTCGACATAGATTTCCAAATCCAAACGCGACAAGGTCGCGGCGGACACTTTGTAGCCGCCCGATGCACGGGTTTTGTATTCGACGGTGATGTCTTCGCCGTCGTTGACGGTGTCGGCAGTAGGCAGGATGGTAATCATGCCCAAGGTGGCGTTGATGTCGATATGCGCCGCATCAACGGCAGCTTTGGACTTGTTTTTGACTTTGACGGTAGCCGGGTCGATATTGCCGTTTGCCAGTTTGTACGCCATACCTTTCTTACTGATGGTTACGGTCTCGTCCGCAACAGTCTGCGCCGTAGCCGCGATGACGGCAGCTTCGCCCATCAGGGCAAGTGCCAGGTTGTCTTTGTCGAAGGTGTCGAGCTTCAGGCCGATTTCGGTGGGTTTGACGGTTTTCAGGCTGTCCAACGCGCTGCCGTAAGTGCCTTTTTGCTTGGATACGCGCTCTTTGGTTTCCACGCTGGTCTGCGTGGTCAGGGCGGTAGTATTGCCGATGTCGATAAAGCCCGAGCCTTTTTGATTGAGGTTGCGTACCTTGACGTCGCCCTCAAAGATTAAGCCGTGGTCGTTTTGTTTTGCCATGTGGCAGCTCCTTTAGTTTGCCGCCTGCACGGTGTCGCAGGCGAATGAAATGGGGTAAAAAGCAAAGCCGTCGTTGTATTCGATGGATGGCGAGGCGATGCGGCGGAAAGGGGTAACGGCATATTCGTCGCCCGCATCCCAGCCTGAAAACGCCCGTTGGATTGCCGTCAGGGTCTCGCCGACCTCGTACAGCGTGGATTTGCCGTTGGCGGTATAGCTGCGTGCCAACACAAAGGTAAAGTGCAGCGTCGATTTGAGGTATTTGCCGTTTTTCGCCTCGTCGGCAAAGGTCGAGCCGCCGTAAACGACATAGACCGCGCCGTCCAGCGGGGCGGCTTTGCGCTTCGCCGTGCCTTGGGCGAGCAGCTCGGCAAGTTCGCCGATCTCCTTGACCGCCTTGATACCTTTGACGGTTTTCAGACGACCTAGGATTTCGGGATAGACCGCCAATAAGTTTTCATGCTGTTTTAAAGCCATATCAGACAATCAATCCTTCCAGCCAATCGGACATCAATTCGTCAATGTCCTGATAATCTTGCGAAGACAAGCCCAAAAACGGACGCGCCGGCATGGTTTTCGTGCCTGCCTGCACATAAACCGAGTAGCCCATGATTGAGCCGGTAATCACGCTTTTTGCCGATGCCTCGTGCGTAATGCTTGCCAAGAGGTTGCCGTGGTCCACCAAAATCCCGCCGCGTCCGTTTTTGGCTTGTGCCGTAGCGGGGGATACGTCCGCCCAGCGTTTACCGTCGGGCGCAGTTTTGGTTTCGGCGATACGGCGGCGGGTCGAGGATTCGAGGATGCCGCCGACGGCGCGTAAAGGCTCTTCAAGGCTGCCCGTCAATTTGCCCGACAGGCGGCTCAGGCTTTGAGCGATACGCGATAAATCGTGTGATACCGCAATCCGCATCGCTTATTCCTTCAGCCATTCCCGAAGATCGGGCATTTCGTTGACATAAACGGCACACGTTGACGGTATGCGGTCATCCGACACGCGGGTCTCGTCCAGCATATTCGGATTTTTGAAGACCATCTTCAGCCAAGCGACCGCCGACTGATAACGCTCCTCGACAATGCCCGTTACCGCGTCGTCGTAGAGGTAGTAGCGGGCGATGTCGCAGACTTTGATTTTCAAAACCTGCGGCGCGGTGTCGTTGGTAAAAAACAGTTTCGCCGCCCGAAGGTAGCTTGCCGCCTCTTCTTCCGCATCGGCGATTGCCGCGTTTAATACATCTTCGTTGATGTATTCGTAGTTTTCGTGATTCGACCGCTCCGCCATTTCCTGTTCGCCGAAGCGGGTAATCATGTCTTGGATGGTAATCATGCCGTCCTCCGTTTTCAGACGACCTTTAAACTTGCCTTAAAGGTCGTCTGAAATCCGTTTAAGACATGGTCAGCGTTGCCAACAACTCGGGACGCAGCGCAATCGGTAATGGGTTTGACTGCACATGCAGGCTCCAGCCTTTGTCGTGCTGCAATTTCTCGCGGCTGGCATAATACGGCAGGGCGCGGGTGTTGACGGTCGCGTTCATGTCGGCAGGCGCGAAATACTCTTTGTAGAGGTTGCGGCCAACCGGCAGCAGAATCGCTTTGTCCGCCGCAATGTCGGCATCGCTGCCGAAATGGTTCGCGTACTCGATAAAGCGGATGCCTTTGTGGACAAATTCGGTCGGATTGAGCGTATCGCCTTCGCGGTAGGCGCGTGCCTCGTCGTAGCGTTTGTACACTTCGAAGATGGATTTATGCCCTTTGAGCGCGTTCAGGAAATCGATGCCGCAATACACCACCCAGCCGCGCACTTGCGCACCGGCGAATTTTTGGCGTTGCTCGGACAAGAGCTTGTCCAATACCGAGCCGACTTGGGTCGTGTCTTTCGACAATTCGATGTTTTGCGTTTTGCGTGTAACGCCGAAATCGGTGTTAATGTCCAAAATCACGCTGCCGTCCGCATCCAAAATCTTGCCTTGCAACGCGCCGAGCATGAGGTGTTCGCGGGTGTATTCAAGGTCGGATTTGCCACCGGCCAGCTTTTCGTTGACCTTGTCCATGACCGTTGCGGCTTGGGTCGTCCCGAAAGCGCGCAGGTTTTGTACATCGTCGGCGCGGATGACGTCGTGAATCGGCAGGTGCGGGATTTTGACGGTGCGCACGGTGCGTTTCGGACTTTCGACCGCCTGACCGGATGTGCCGCGCTCTTTGCTGGCGACCAAGCTGACTTTGCCGTCTTGGAACTCAATGTCGGCATAAGTAGTGGTCAGATATTCGGGTTCGAAGATGCCCAGCTCGCGGATTTGGCTTGCGCCCGGGTCGATTTTGTTGACGGCGGTGGTCAAAGCCTGCACGCCAAACTTGCTGTTATCGGATAAAGGCATGATGTGTCCTTGTTAAATCGGGTTTAAAGGTCGTCTGAAATCAGGCGGCGGGTGTGCCTTGGTAAACGATGCCGTATGCGTCGCCTTCTTTTTTCAGCGCGTCCAAGGTTTTGCCGGTAGTCGCCGCTTTGACATCCGCATCGGCGACTTTTGACAGGTCGATGATGCAGTTGAGCGGTTGGACGATGACTTTGCCGTCGGCTTCGTCAGTCAGCGCCACCAGCTTTTTGCCGCGCAGCGGGTACTCGACAAACTTGCCTGCTTTCGTGCCGGCATCGGCGGCAACGGCAACGCGGGTCTGCGGTGTGGCTTCGTATTTCAAAAAGTCGGAAATAGCAGGGCCTAAGATTTCGGTTTTGACTTTAGACATAAGAGCCTCCCAATAAGCCTTTGTGGCTGGCAATAGAGAATTTACCTTCTGCGGCAGTTTCTTCAGGCTTGCCACTGCCTGCGCCTTCGCTCAACAGCGCGGGCGGCACGGCAGACGGGGCGGCTTTCGGCGTCAAATCGGCAATCATGGCTTCAGCCGCCGCAATATCGGCAGACAAAAGCACGGTCATGGTTGCGTCGGACAAGCCTTCAAACTTGCCGTCTTCGGTTTCTTTGAAACCTGCGGCGGACAATTTCGCCTTGACTTGGTTTTTCTTGGCAGCCGCTTCGGCTTCTTTCAGCTTTTTCTCGGCTTCGGCTTTTTCAGCCTTGAGCGTATCGACTTCTGCCTTCAGTTCGTCAAACGCTTTCTTTTCGTCTGGGGTCATGGATAACTCCAAAGGTTGTTTAAAAATATCCGGCAAGGGGCTGCCGTCCGACAACACCACCGCCTCGGTCTCACTGTCCACACCGACGGCGGTAAACGACACCTCGCGGATGGTGCAGCGGCGCAAAATCACCGCAGGACCCGTTACTTCGTTGCCGTTGACGGACAATACCGCGCCCGCCGCCAGCTCCTCGTAGGATTCCGCCTGCGCGTAAACCGACATTTCCCACGGGAAACCTTGGTCGGCTGCTTCGGCGATCTGCGTGCCAAACTCGTTGGACAATAGACTGCCCTCGGCAATCAGACCGTCCGCCGTTACCGACAGGCTGCACACGCCCGCCATTTTCAGCGGCGAATGTTCTAGGAGAACCGGAACGGACGCTTTGTGCGACAGCTCCGCCAAATCGACAACAGTCTTATAACCGCCGTAACCGAACGGCTTACCCGAATTGGCGACGCCCTTAAAGGTGCGCACATCATCCGCACGGGTCGCCAAGGCAACCGGCAGCGCGGCGGACAACTTGATATTGAGGGGTGATGTTTTCGTATTCATAGCCGCCATTGTGCAACGCATGACGGCAAACAGACGGCGGCATGACTTCACTTTGCTGCCCGAAATGGAAAAGGCCGCCCGAAACCGTATTTCAGGTTTCAGACGACCTTTGAAAATCCTTACGCGCAAAATATGAAAATACCCACTTTAAAACCGCTTTAGAATCGCGTCAGATTGATTTTTAAGATTTCGGCGAGGGTTTGCCTATCTTTGGCATCCGACCCGCCTAAAATCGCAAATTTAAGGCATATCCAAAAATGCAGGCGGCGGCGGTTTAAAAAACGTTTTCAGAGGGCTTTTAGGGCTGCGTCAGATTGACTTTAAACATTCGGACATATCTTTGCCTACCCCGACCAATAAAACGCGCTAAAACGCGAAATTTGAGCGGTTATGAAAAAAGGTCGTCTGAAACGGTTTCAGACGACCTTCGGGTTATACAGGTTTAAATCTCGGATCAGCTTCAAGCGCGGTTTTTAAAGCCACTTTAAACGGCTTCACGGATTCCAGCCGGTCGGCACCTTGCATAATGAGATTATAAATAGCACGATAATATTTTTCCGGCGCGGCATGGATAGAAAAAACTTCCCAATTGCTGTATTCAAATTCTTCCGCATATTCCGGTGCAATTTCATACATGGCAGGGGTCATATAAGCGAACAAATCCGCGCACGCTCCTTTGTTCATCTCCAATTCGACCCAATGGTATGCATCATCATCCTGTTTGATTGCACGGATTGTCATTCCGCTAGGCGTACTCATTTTGATTCCTTCACTAAAATTCTGATTTTATTCCTATGTACTTCGGGTAATGATAGCACATACTGAAGCACCCGATGCCGATTCGTCAGATTTAACGCCGAAAAATCAAGCGGTACAATATCAGCTTTCTGCAAATGCTCTTGGATGGTTTTCATCTGCCCGCTCCAGATTTCGTCCGTTTTCTGAAAATAATGATTCATCTTTTCAAGCTTAAACGGCTCTGTAACATACATGAAATCCAAACGCAGCCACTTTTCTCTCGGCAGATTCGGATCGGAAATCAAATAATCGGCAGGCTTCTCACCATCTGTCCCACTTAAATCAAATACCTCCAAACGGTCGCCGGTTGCCTGCTGCCAAGCTGCCGCTGCTTCGGCTTCATAAACAGAAATATTATTGCCGCCTGATGTTTTTGCCGCCAACCGTTTTACTTCCTTCTGCGACACCTTATCCGGCAAAGCCAACACCGCCACTTTATCAGACGGCACGCTGTACCGCTTGTCCAGCCACGCCTCGCGCTCGGCAATCATGGCGGCCAGTGCCTCTTCGCCGTTGCGTTCGCCAAACAACGCGTCCATTGCGCCCAATCGGTCGCCGTGGTTGTGCGCAAAGCTCGGCGTGATGTCGTCGGGTATCAAAACCGTTTGACCTGTGCGCGGATTGGTAAACTCGACCATATCCACATCAGGCTCGCCGCTGATGCCCTCGCGCTCCGCCTGCCGACGGGTCAGGGCGGACACCGAGCATTTGCAGCCGTAGCCGTTGGGCGGAAAGATGACTTTCCAAATGTCGTGATCGACCGGCAGGACTAGGCCGTAGTAGCGTTTATGGCTGTCGCGCGGATGTCCGGCGGCGGAATGGTTGTAGCGCAAATACGGCAGGGCTTTTTTGTTTGCCTGAATCCGTTGCCACTGCCCCGCCGCAAAGGCGGTTTGCATATTGGTGTTGAAAATAGTTTTCAGACGACGTGTACTGCCGAGCTGTACTAATTTCGGCTCGCCGTCCAGCGGGTCGGTCATCACTTGCTCGCCCCACCAGCCTTTTGCCATCAAATACGGTTTTAAACGCTTTTTAAAATCGGCGAATGCCGTGCCGTTTTGCTGCGCGGATTCGATGGCGTCTTTTACTTCGGCAAGCATATCCGCGTCCATCATCTTGGCGACGGTAAACGCAAGGCTGTGCTGATACAGCCATACGTCGTAATGCGAAAACCCGGGCAGGATTTTCTTGGCTTTGAAATGCTCGAAAGCGGCTTTATCGACCAGCCCCGCGAAGTTGTATTCAATCCCGTCCATCGTCCGCTCCGTCAGCCCAAGCCGAAAGGCCGTCTGAAACCAAACGCTGAATTAAGAGATTGTCGCCTTTACTCAAATCAAGCTCGGACAGTTTAGCCTCAAATTCGGCATAGTCTTTGCAGTTTTCCAGTAAACCCAACACCGCTTCCATTTTTGGACGGGCGATTGCCTGCTCCGCCGTATCAGGCGCATTACGGGCAAGACCGTCAGACAGGCGCAGGCTGAATTTGGCGGGCGTAGGGTTTTCAGACGACGTTTTCGGGTCGCGCAGCTCGAAATGCTCCGGCTCGAACCCCAAGATGTCGCGGTAGTAGGTCTCGGTCAGCACGAGTTGACCGGTATCCATATACATCTTGTCGCGTTCGGCTCGGGTTTTATCAACCTTGATTTCGTCTTCAAACTCAAACCATACGCCTTGGGGCGCGTTAATCGGCTTGCCGTAGGCGTTGTTGACCATCACGAGCGCGTCGATAAAGTGCTGCGCCGCGCGGGACAAAAGGGCAAGATACGCGCCGATACGCTCGTCGCGGTTGTTTTCTTCGGTCTCTTGGCTCGCGCGGCTGGCGGTCTCAAGGTCGCTGGTTTTGACCTTGCCCAACAGCGTTTTTTGGATACGCGCATTGGCGAGGTTTTCCAGACGGCGGAATGCCTGACCGTCCGCGCTGTTTTGCAGCATCATCACATCGTCCTCGCGGTCGATACTCAATGCGCCGCCGGAAACAAAGCGGTAAAACCGGCTCATGAATCCGTTGTGATCGTCCTCGCTGTTGGCTTGGATTTTGGCAATCAAATACGGCTGGGCGTAGCGCGTAATGAATTGCGCCGCATAGACAAAGCCTTTTTTACGCAGCGCGACGGGCGCATACAGCCGTGCCGCCGCCATTTCGCCCGCAGGATTGGTCGATGTTGCGCGGTGGGCAATAAAGAGATACAAGACATCCGTATTGCAAGCCTCCTCGCCGCCGGTACCGCGATACACCAGCGAGCCGTCGCGGTAGGGGATGTATTTCGCCAATTCGCCGCTCTTGTTGCTGATGTGTTTAATCGTCAAAAAGCCGTCGGGTTCGGACTGATAGACATAACGACCCACACCGTATCCGCCCAGACGCGCCGTCAGGACGATTTCGGCAAGCGCGGGCAGGTGGCGTTTAAGCGTTTTCCACAAGCGGTCTTTGTCTTCGTCGCTCAAGTCCTCGCCGTAAATCCGCCAAGGTTTGTTGAGCATCGCCGCGTGCAAATCCTCCAAACAGGAGGCCACCTCGTCATCGCTTACTACCGCATCCAATGCCTGCTGCCTGTCCACACCGAGGCGCGACAGCAGCGCGTCCGTGCCTTCCATATTCGAAAACAGGCTTTCTAAAGCGTCTTCGGTCGCGCTCGTCAATGTCTTGATGGCGGCTCTCCGAGTTCCGCTTTTAATTAATCCGAACATATTTTTTTACTCCAAAGGTCGTCTGAAACCGTTTTCAGACGACCTTAAAATCAATACTCTTCGCCGCGCGCCGCCAAAAAACCCTCAATTTCAGCGACAATAAAATGTAGATTTAATAGCCGCCCAGCCTTATAGCAGGAGACAACCTTTTGCAGATGTGCAATCGCTTTATCCAAACCACGCTCGAGGTACTCGACATCCTCTGTCAGCTCTTTTTCACGAGCGGTTATACGTTCTCTCGCATCACACATTTTTAAATCTCCAACATCGGCGCAGGCAAATCAATCGCACGCGCCCTGTTTGACACATTGCCCGTTGTTGCCGCCATCCACAGCATATGCAGCGCATCGGGGCCATCGTCATGGTCGGCTTTCGGGAAATGGCGCAACTGGCTGATTAAGGTCTTTTGGTCGGGGTCGAGCAGAATCAAACCATTTGCCATGTGCGGCTGCAAGGTCTCAATCCGCAACATCTTGTCCGAAGACGGCTTGATACCGCGCACGGGGATATGCACACCCGACCGCGCCCCACGCTTAATCAGCTCGTCCTTGAGAAACTCTTGAAATTGCACCGTCTCAACCACCCACAATACCGGCTTGACCCGCGCCTCTTTTTGGATGCGGATCACGTCCTCGATAATCAAATCGGGCAGGCGTTTTTTGACTTGGGCAACGGTTACAAACAGACGGCCTGTTGATTTCTGATAACCGCCGACCAAAATCGCCGACGGGTCGCGCCCCGCACCAGCCTTACCCAATGACGGGTCGAGCGCGCCGTAGTACACCAAATCGTCGGGAAGTTCAGACCAGTATTTGATGTTTTCCGCAAACGGCGCATCTTCGCCGCTGACCGGATCATTCTGATATTCCGAATCAAACGTCGCATGGCCGTCACGCGCACGGATTTTCATCAGCGCGAGTACGCCGCGAGCCGCCCAGCTTGTTTGCGCACCGCGCTCCATCTCGTCTTTATTGGCAAGATAAAACGCCTCGGCCACCGCTTCGCCGTCGTTGCGGTAAAGCTCCTCCCACCTGTCCCACAAGTCCATGCGGTCAGGCCATTCGAGCATGGCTTTAAACTTGGTCGCGTGCCAAAACGGGTTGTTCAACGTGCGGTTCAACACGCTGTCGTAGTGCAGGATGGTACCGATATAAATCACGTCAAACTTCTGTCCTGCACCGCCCAAGGCGAGGACGGCTTTTTTCAGCCATGTTTCGAGTTTGTCGCGCTGCTCGGGATTGCGTACCTGTTCGTCGTTCTCAATATCGTCAAGGACGGCAAGGTCGGGGCGGTATGGGCCGTGGCGCAGACCGCGCAGCTTTTTGCCACTGCCCGCCACTTGGATTTTGACTTCGTTTGCCGTTACCGCAGTCCCCGCCTGCCAAACGCGACCCTGTCCGCAAGCCTCCGGGAAGTCGGTTTTCAATCGTGGGTTAAACTCAAGCTCCGCCTTGATTGCCTCCAGCATCGGATAGGCTTGGTCGATACTGTCCATCACAATGACCGCGTAATGTTTGCGCCCAGTTACCACACACCAAAGCGTAAACAGTTGCGTAACCAGCGTCGATTTCGCCTCGCCGCGCGGGGCGGCAGTTGCCTCGTTGATGCCTTCAGACGACCTCAAGATTTCCGGCAATCGGGAAAATAAAAACTTGTGCAGCAGCGACTTTTCAGGCGAGCGGACATAGTGCGGAAAATATGTGTTTACGAAATATTCGTAACCGTTGACCGGATCTAATACCTTCGCCCGACGCTCTGCAATAGCAGAGGGAGACGCGTCGAAGCCGTCCACCTCTGCCTCAATAATTTGGCGGAGTTGGGCGGCGTATTCGGCAAGCGACTTTAAAAACTCTTTGGACTTCATGTTTTAATCGTAATAGTGGACAACCGGCTTTTTCAGCGGCTCGGGGTTGACCATGAAACAAAATGGCAACGGCTCTCCCGTTTTCATTTCATTCATGGACGACATAAAGTAAAAAAACTGATTGGCGAGCCAAAACAACGGCTCCAGCTTATAGCGTGGTGCAACTGCCGGCACTTCGCTATCCCAATCTGCAATCCAAATCGGGCAAAATAAAAACCATCCCTTATGGGTGTATTCAACCTTCTGCATTTCACCTACCTGTATTTCTTTTCAATTTCTACGCCCAGCGGCTCAACCAACTCGACAAAAGCCTGCAAGTGTTGCGGGTATCGCTCCTTGACCACTTCGCCGAACAATTCCAACACCTCAATCGCCGTCGCCAGTTTTGACGTTTCCGGCATCACTTTGGCGTTCGCGGCTACGGTCTTGGTGAACGCGTCGGACAGGCTCGCCAACAGTTTGGCGCGCTCGGACGGCATCAGCTCCTCGACCGACGTGTCTTGCAACATCGTCATCGTCGATTGGTACTGAACCAAAAAACCTGCCAACAGCGAACGGCTCAAGTCTTCGATGCCGCCGCCCGCCAAGGTGTAGGCGGCGCGCACTTTGTCCCAATCGTCGCCTGTCTCCTTGGCGGCGCGTTTCCAGCTACGGGCGGTAGCCGTCGGGATTTCGCACATCATCGCCGCGATGTCGAGCGTCTGCCCGTCGCTGACGTACAGTCGGCGCAGCTTTTCGCGGGTTTCTTTCGGGTGTGCCATATCAGCCTCCGAACTTGGCTCGCAGCAGTTCCCAACCCGTCGTCACAATCACGCCGCCGAGACCGCCGTAAACCGCAGCAGATTTCTTGCAGTCTTTCTTAATTTGCTGCAATTCCTCGTCCATGCGCGCCTGATTGGCGAGCATGTCATCCTGTTTGGCTTCAATACGCGCCAAGGCTTCTAAGATCGGGTCGTTCATGATTTGTCCGCTTTCCTGTCTAATTTTTCATTCATTTTTTCAAGTTTGTTTTCGATGCGTTCCAAAGACGCCGCGATATTTTTTCGGTCGGCTTGGGCATCCTGCTTGGTGTGATAGGAGAGCTTGACCGCGTGCAGCTCCTCTTTCAGGTCTTCAATGCGCTTATCCGCCTCTTTCAGACGACCTGAAATGCCGTTGACCCAAAACCAAAACGCCGCCGTCGCAATCGGCCACAGGGTTTTAAAACCAAATTCAAAGTCCATTTAAAACCCCTTTAAACCGGCACATCGCCGAATACGATACGGACGGAGTAGCCGTCAGGATGGCGACTCGCTACTTCAAATTTGCCACCACCTGAAAAAATCAGGTAATAAGGCGACACCGCAGAATAGACAGCCGCTTGCGCGTTGCCGTCAAACTCCACACAAAAGGTCGTCTGAAAATCCTTATCCATACGCACCGCGTACTCAATCCCCGCCTTATCCAACAACGAAGAAACATGCTCTACAAACGGTTTTTGCTCTCTTGCGCGGCTCAACCCCAACTCTAAATCCGCATGGCGGCAGGAAATCACGCGCTGCACCAACTCTTGATAGGTCGTCATTTTGAGGCCTCCGACGGACTGTCAATTTTGAGTTGACTGTTGACCCAATCGCGCCACGCCTGATTTTGGTTTTCCAGTTCAGATACATAGCCGCCAAACTCAGCGGCATGCTCCAACAGCGTTGCCGTCTTGCCGTCTTTCGGCGCATTCGGGCGCACCGGAGCGACCATCAACGCGGCGGGCGGTGTCGGCATGACCGCCTTTTTGACAATTTTAATTTCCGTAGCCGAGGGCGCGGTTGTAGAGCTGCAGCCCGTGATGGCCAAAGCCGTCAATACAACTGCCGCTTGCATTTTGACGGTCTTGAGTAAGCACATGTGATATTTCCTTTTTGTTTTCCGTTTTCAGACGACTGACTTCCGCCTGTTTTTGCGCCAAAGCCACGCCGACGGCGTGCGCTTTGGCTTCAGATTGTTTTGCGTCCGCGCGGGCTTGCTCCAGCTCGCGGGCGTAGTTTTGAGCCGACAGCCTCAAGGCATCCGCCTTGTCTTTTTCCATCTTGTCGATAACTGCCTGCTGTTTTTGGTATGCCGTCTTGTAGCCTTGCTGATACGATGCCGCCAAAATCAGCGCCAAAATGGCAGCCAAGCCACTCAGCACCCATTTATTCGTCAACAGTTTGAGCGTCATTCTCGACCTCCTGTCGCTTCACGCTTACCAACGAGCGTGCCACGGCATAGCCGCCAACGATGCCCAGATACACAGCCCAAATTTCCGCTGATGGATCTGGTAATGTGACGAATTTAAACGTACCCGCCGCACAGGCGACGTTTGCCCACAGTTTCGAGTGCGAAACATTACCTGTCGCAGGGTTTTTGAAAATATCGAAAATCCGCATATCTATTTCACACTCCCGTTTTGCAGATGCCGTTTCAGCATTTCCCGATAATTGGCTAATTCATGTTCCGCAAATTCAAACGCAGGTAAGTCCGCCTGTTCGCTTGCCTCACGGCTTTTGCGCGACCATTGCTCAATCATCTTTTCGTAAAACGCAACCTGTCCCATAACTAACGACGATTCTTGCGTTTACGCGCCGCACGTTTCGCGGCTGCCACGCCTGATTTACCCAAGCGCAGGCTCGGATGTTGTTTCAGATTGCCCACGCGGGCAGGTTTAATCTCAAATTCAGGCACCTGCGGTTTCAATGCCGCCAATGCCAAAGCAATCAAAGACTTTTTCATGCTTCGCTCCTGCTCATTGCTGCACCGCCCAATGGCAGGTTGTAACGTTCCGGAGTGGGTTCAAGCGCCGCACCGCCGACAGACGGCCATACATACGCAGCCACGCGTGATGTCGGAAATGCCGCGATACTGACGCGGTTGCCTTGATTGCCGCCCAAAACCAGCAGATTCCCCGCCTTATCCTTGCCGACAACAAAACCAACATGACCGCCGCCTTGACGTGTAAACACCACCAAACAGCCGTAAGCAGGATTAGTAAGCCGTTTACCGGCAAAGGCATATTCTTTGGCGCGCATCCAATCCTTCGGGATGTCTCGATTGCCGATTCGCAGGCAATGAGCGACGAACACGCCGCACCACGGCGTCTCATCGTCTTTCCACCAAGCCTTCAGCCCGTGCAGCCAGTTTAAAATCATTGGGTTGTGGTTTTTACCGGGGACTTCAGCGAGGCCGATATACTTTCGCGCTTCAGCCACCCAAGGGAGTTCTTTTTGTTGAGCCATAAATACCTCAAATGGATAATTTAAAAACAAAGGATAGTTTGAAAAACCCATTAAACCCTTTCAGACGACCGCCAAGCCCCGTCAGGCTTGCATTCAGCGGAATGCAGGCAAAAAAAATCCCCGCCCGAAGGCAGGGGAAAAGGTCCACTCTCAACACAAGCACAACAAAAACTAAGCCGCAAACAAATCCGCCTGCGCTCTTGCCGCCGCTTCGCGGTCGGCTTCTTTCAAAATATATCGGATATTTCGCGTCGACAGCTTATGCGCCAACACCAGCTCGCGCACAATAAACAAATCACTCAAGCCCTCCGCGCTCATTGCATCATACTGGCGGCGGATGAATCGGTTTCGCAGCTCCCGCATCGCATCCCAACAGCGCGGGATGGCAAGGAAAGGCTGCCCAACATAAGCACGCTCCAAACGACCCGCAGCCTCCTCGCCGATGTCCTCGACCAGTTGCGCGTGTAAGATACGGCTCTGGCGCGTATTGCGGCGGCGGTTGGAAATCGGGTAATTCGTCCCGCCCCAAACCTTGACCATGTGAAACGCCGCCTCCAGCCCGATGACCGTAATCAGCGCCACCACACTGTGCGGCAGCAGATGTTCCACATCCTTGAAATCCTGCTCCGTCATCTCCCAATTTAAGCTCATCCCGTTTTCTCCTTTTTCTTGCGGTTCGCACTAATCTGCAAAGCCGCCACCAACTTGTGCATATTGCCGTCGGACAACCATTCCACGCGGTCAACCTTAAACATCTTTTTCGCCGTACCGTGCGCATAATTCCAAGTCCAGCCGTTATCCAGCAGCAGGGCTTCGATTTTCCGCATCATCGGGTCGGCAGATTCGCGGCGGTTCGGTCGTTGTCCCGCCGTCTTTTTCGGCGTAAACCCATGTTGGCGCAAATCCTCTACTACGCGTTCCAACTCAGGAATACTGCACTCGGTACACGACCGCTTGCCCGTCACACGCTCCAACACCGCGCGATACGTCGCATCATCCAAACCAAGCTCTTTTTGAGCGATTTTAACTTTCGCAATCAACGCACGGCGCATCTTGAACCCCTAAAACACAATATATTGATTAATTAGCGCATATTATACAGATAAAATACTATATGTTGTAATAAGCCACTGTTTTTTTTTGCGAAACGGACAGACATGAAAAAAGGTCGTCTGAAAACGTTTCAGACGACCTTTTTCTTTGATTCTATTTGGGAATGCTTGACTAATTATGTGTCCACATATATAATTCAATTCATCGGGGCAGTGAAGCCCGATACGGGAAAAGCCCCACCGGAGCGGGGCTGTTACGGGAGAAAGAAAATGAAGTCCTACCTTCAAATTCTGTTCTTTCTGTTTCTGATATGGGTAAGCGGTAAGGCTTACTAGGAAACCGAAAGCTAAGGGCGGTAGCCGCCGCCCTTAGTTCCCATCTTACAAAAGACGGCTAAAAAAATCAAGGAGTTTGCCTATGGTTGATGAAAAGCTGGCTGAATACCGTAAAAGGGCGGAAGCCAAGCGCGTTATTAAAAAAGTTTCTTTTAACCGCGAAACAGAAAGGGATATTTTGGAAATTGCCAATAATCTTGATTTTTCACAATGGGTTAAAGAAAAAATACGCGAAGAGTTCAAAAATCAGCTTGACTAATTATGTGTACACATATTAATATACAAACACTGCTTAGGCAGTAATGAAATTCCCCCGAAGTTGGAGCTTCGGGGGAACAGGTGGAAAGCAGAGCAGCAACTCTCTTTCCTCGTCATTCACGAGAAATGAAAGGTAATAATACCATGAATACCCAACTAATCCCAACACTGGTCGGAACTTTAGACGACCAAACTCAGCCGCTGGTTGACGCACATGAATTGCATAAATTTTTAGGTGTTGAAACACGTTTTGATATTTGGATGAACCGTCGAATTGAAGAGTATGAATTCAAGCAAGCCCTTGATTTTATCGAGGTGTTCAAAAATGATCATGTCGAAAGAGGCTTCTTTGGAAAGCGTGAAATCCAAGTCAAAACGTACCATCTTTCCCTTGATATGGCAAAAGAGCTGTGCATGGTGGAGCGCAACGACAAGGGACGCCAAGCCCGCCGCTACTTTATCGAAATGGAGAAACAGGCAAAAGCCCTGCCCGATGCCGTGCTATACCGCATCGATGCATTGGAAGACGCCTATTTCCAAGCTGCGCCCGAAATGCTCGCGCTGCTGCGCTACCGCAGCATGGGCTTGAACCTGACCGAAATAGGCAAACTCTTGGACATAAACCCCGGCGCGGTTTCCTACCGTCTCAAAAAACTCAACGATTTGGGTTTCTTGGAATATGTCCCCAAGCCCAAAATGGTGGCGCAACAACAGTCTTTGGGATTGGAGGGTTAAGCCATGAATACCGAATTTGCCTTGAACCAGCTTTCAAACGCTTTGAATTTTATCGGCACCAACCTGTTGGACCGCAAAGCAATGCCGCGTGAAGAGATGGAGCAATGCGGCTGCCTGCTGCTGGTGTTGTCCGAATACGCCAACATACTTGACCGAAAACAGAAAGAAGAGGAGGTGTGAGCCATGAATACCACCTATACTCTGACTTTCGACCAAGACAGCCTCAAAGCCCTGAACCTGCTGGTGTTCACGCTCAACCATCTGAAAGTTTTGGATATGGACATGGAAGGAATCGAAGACGGTTTGTCTGCCGTGATTGAAACCGCCTCCGAGAAAGCCGACAAGCTGTCCGCCGCTTTCTACAACGCCGTGTACGAGCAGGAAGAGAAAGCAGCCTGAATGTAGGACATGAAAAAAGGTCGTCTGAAACAGGTTTTAAACTGTTTTCAGACGACCTTTTGCCGGGCGTACTAGTTAGTTGTCTACAAAAGGAAGTTTCATTTGTGATGCACCATGCCGGTGTTCCAATACTTCCAGAATTCGATACTCCGTTTTCATATTTTCCCCTTTGATATATTGTAGTTTATGCAAGCGCGCTTTGATGATATCCCCTTTAGCAAAAGCTACTTCCCCCGATTGCACAAGCCTGAGAAATCTTTCATCTTCGACATCCGCATTGAATATGGAATTACCATCAGAAAACCGCCATTTATAGTTACCCTCGAAAGACAGACTTACTACCTGAAGATTCATCTTTACTTCATCATCGGCAAGGATTTCATCTTCTTCTTTCGGTGGCTCGAAAAAAGGCACTTCTGTTTCCTTGATGACCATAAATCGGGAAGTTTGCTCTAAATCGGTAACAGCAAATTCATCAATACCTTCCTGCTCTAATGGGGATAATACATCTTTAAATGCTTCATGGATTTTGTGGTTTTGGTAAAGCCATAATACCTGCTTCTCAGTTTCGTAATATTCATCACCGACATACACCTTAAAGGTTTCATCACCAACCGTCTCGATTTTAGAAATCTTGCGGCTTCTCAGCCATTTTATCAGCCCAATTAAACCTTTTCCCGTATATTTAGTTATTCCCGCCGTACCCCATACCAAACCAAGCCATTCAAGCAGGTTTTTGGCTGTGGCAATATTCTCAGAAGTAAATAACGACTTACTTAAATCCACTAGTGAAACAAACGTATTCAACTCAATGCCGAAGCAACCTGTTTTAAATGAAGCTTTTACATTAACGCTTACTTTGGCACGGCTCCCGTTGATTGCTGCATTAGCTTCTTCCAATAATGTACCGAATGCATAAAGCGCAGGAGCAAGGGTTTGCACATTCATTTCATTGTTGCGCAATGCTTCGCCATCATACAGTACATTGAATTTTTCGTGGCTCATACGGATCTTCATCTTCTTCTTCCTAATCCGACGATTTTAGCCTATTTTAAACACATCTCCTATCAAAAATATACTGTATTTCGAATAAAAAAGGCCGTCTGAAACAGGTTTTAAACCCCATTTCAGACGGCCTTTAATCCAGCTTTAAAAGCTCCAACCCTTAATCATTTCGGGTTGTTCCCCGCCGTAGGTCAGTTTGCTTTACTCAGCCTTTTTGCGGTCTCAAACTCAACCGCATCCATCAATTTCTTGATGTTATAAGCCGTCATCTGCGCCATCGTCAGTTTGCCTTGCGGCTCCAAATCGCCGTCATAACTGATGGTCACGCCGTTCAAGCCGTTTACTGGCATCTCGTCTTTTATAGTAATAACAATTTTCGCCATCACATCAACTCCTGCTCCGTAGGCTCAATCACAAAATCCTCAAGTCCCGACACAATCTTAATTCCCGGCACCTGCCCATTTGAAAACTGCTCGCGCTCATTCAGGATAGCGTCTTTGTCGATTTCCTGCTTGGTGCGGATAAAGCTTTGATAAGCCGTTTTTTCCGACATCCAAGCCAAGACGGCGGCGACGCCTGTTACCTTGACGCTAGGTGGGCGGATGCGCCATTTGACGAGTCCCGTCACAAAATCCACCGTCTTGGTCTTGCCGTTTTCCGTCAGATCGTCCTTGTGTGCCTCACAGTAGGCGGCGACGGCGGCGGTCAGGCGTTCCGACTCGGCTTTCAACGGAGCGGCAAGCGCGGCGTATTCTTCTTCAATCACCGCTTTTTTATCGCCCGCCTCGGTTTCCAAGCGTTTGATTTCGCGGTTCAGGTCGCCGATGGCGCGGATATGCGCCGTTACCTCGGTTTTGTCTTGTGCGGCTTCTATTGCCGCCTGTTTGATACGTTGTTTAGCCATTTGCTTTTTCCTCCAGTTTGTTGAGTAGTTGATATACTTCGCTTACTTCAAATCCTTTAGTTTCAGCAAAACTGATAAAGGCATCCCAGTCTTGCTCTAAATATTCGTCCAATAGACGGTATTCGTGCGGTTCAATCATGATGTTTTCCTTTAATCTTGATCTGATAAGTCTCGTAAAACTTGACTTAAAAAATTCTCGTGGAGGGCTGTTTGCCTTTTTCTCAGGTAGCCTGCTGCAGCATGGGCGGCAAAGATTGCAGGAGTTTTTTCACTATCATCTCCCAATCCTTTGATTTCAAAATCAAATAAGCTTTTTGTACTATCTTTAATAGTAATAATGACTTTAGCCATGTTTTTTTTCCTTTCTTAGTTTACTTTTCGGTCTGCATCTCTCAACTGTCTTGCCAGTTGCAATACTTTTAAATTCGCGACGGCTGCCTTCATAAATTCTTCCGTATCTCGGGCGGCATCACTGCATGCGCTGTCTAAAAATTCCGTTGTCAACGCAGCCATCAGGTCGGGAGCTTGATACTCACCGTTTATCTTTATTTCGGGCAACTCGACGCGACACTTCCCATTTTCCGAAACAATTTTAAAAACATACTCTTTCATTTCACTTACCTTTCTTGTTTAAAACTTCTCTCACTTTCGCCATTTTCAGACGACCTTTTTCTTTGTCCGGCGCGGGCTTCGCCAACATCGCCCTGGGTACCAACCGTGGCGGCAGGTTTCGGAGCAGTTCGGCGGGTTGCGGCCATGTTTCCACCGCCTGCAACACCTTAAACCCCGTCTGAATCCGTATCGGGTCATACTCCGGCGAGACGATTTCGTTTTTCTCCTTCAGTTTCCGATACCAAATTTCCGCGACTACCGGCATATCCTGCGCTGCCGGTCGGTTGGGCAGATTGAGCGCAGCGAGCAATGCAAAGCCTGATGCGATTTCCTGTTTTGCCCAATCTTCGCCTGCCCATTCGCCCAAGGCTGCCACACCTTGCCGCAGCTTGGACGGCGCGCCGCCTTCTCCCCCTCTCCCCGTGGGAGAGGGCTGGGGAGAGGGCAACCCCGAAACCTGCCACTGGCTCACAATCTCCAGCAAATAACCATGCGACTTTAAGGGCAGTTTCAGGCGACCTTGGTCGCGGGCGTTGACGGTTTCATTAAAGCCGTGCAGCCAAGCCTCGGCGGGAGCGGGGGAGGACACCCCGTCGCGTACTGCCTCCTGCGCCTTAATCATCGGCATTAACTCGTTTAAGAGCTTCGCCGTACGCGCCCAAGAAAGCTGGGACTTGGCGGGGCGGAACAAGCCGACATACCTTATCGCCGCCTTGCCCATTTCAGCGTCCATCTCCAACACAGCCCGCAATACAGCCGATGCGTCGGCATCATTGATTAAGCTGTCTAGGCTATGCACCGCCCCGCAGTTCGGGCATTTGATATTCATTTAACCACCCCAATAATCGCCAAAAACGCTACAAGGACAACAACCAACCCAAAAAACATACCGCAGGCATCCAAAACAACAGCTTTAGTCCGTTGTTTAAACCAGTTTTCGATCAGGCTCATCAGTGCCAAAACCACCAGTGCCAAACCAATCAGCCCGCAGATCAAGAGATAAATCATCACTCCGACAGACATGAAATATCCTCCCATTTGGCTATTGCTTCATCCAGCGCAGCACGGTAGCTGTCTCCAAATCCATGAATATCTACTTCTTGGTCATATAAAAAACAACAATACTTACCGTCCAAGTTCTTGCTAAACTCAACCGTTTCAACCTTGAACAGAAAATCCAGCCTTTCTGTATCCTTTACAGCCTGTTTAAATTTCGGGGAAAAATCCAAAACACTAGATTCTTGGTCAACAATTTCGTTATTCGAAGACAGCAAGGTATCCAATACGGCCATAATCCAAGACAAACCGGCGTTGGCAGACTTAGATTCCAAAGCTTCAAACACTTCATCCGCAGGCGCATCACTCAGATATTCGAAATCGTCTTCATCCTCTGGATCGGCAGGTTGATAAATCGGATTCAAACCCTGCTCAATTTTGTTTAAAAACGCGACCAGTTCCCATACTGCGTCAAGGTCTTCTTTATCCGGTCTAGCGATATTCATTGCATTTCCTCCCAAGCTTCTATTGCCATTGTCAGCGTTGCCGCCTCCGCCGTTTTAAAAATACCGTCCGGCGCGCGGGCGGCGATCACGAAACCCTCGCCGTCCTTTTTCATGACCATGAGTTCCCCACGGTCTTCCAGCCATTCAATTAAATCTTTTTCGTTCATTTCCGCTCTCCAATTTGTTTAACGCCTTCTGCGCCGTTCATCGCGTGGTGCAGTTGCACTTTTTTCCCTGCCGCGTGCCCCTTGACTATTGCCTTAATCATCGCGGCACTCCCGTCCAGTTTGGACGACTTGGCGTCTCTAACTACCGCCTTGGCGATATGCGGATGTTTTTTTCTTTTATAGTCAGCCATGACCGCCTTTTCATCGTCTGACATCTCAAATTCTTTGACAGCACCCCACGCACCCATCATCCATCCGTTACAAAACTGGTCGGCAAGATAGGTTCTGTTTGATGGTTTTCTTGCTCGGCAGGTTTTCAGAAATTCGCGGCGGGCGGCGGAAATCTGTCGATAGACCACATCAAAAGCATAGGAAGCGATCTCGGCGCGGTTACCCAAACCGTAAAAAACCATTGCATCTCCCTGTTGATAACATTTGCACCCGAACACCTCGGAAATCATGTTTGCGACAGCCCACTGCCATTCGGCCAGCTTAACTGCCATCTTCCGACCGCTGCCACGCTCAGAGACTTCCAACAAGACAACATCAACAGCATCAACTTCATACTTTTTCATCAGTGCCTGCGCCTGTTTCATTGCCTGCGCCGCCTCGTGCTCATTTGCCGATTTACTCAAAGCCAAACATTTTTTGATTTTTTCCAAAACTGCCTGCTTATCCATTTTTCATTTCCTTTTCTTCTTTCAGACGACCTTTGCCGTCCTGATCTTCAAACTGCGCCTGATATTCCGCGATTGCCTGCTCGCGGTTTCGCTTCACCATAAACTTCGTGGCGCGCCGGCGGTGTTGTCCCCATGCCTGCCAGTCCGTATTGCGTCGTCGGTAGCTCATTTCCCACTCCCTTTCCGGCTGCGGTATGCCGCGTCCATCCACGCTTCCAATACCTCCCGTCCTGCGACTTCCACCCTCAAAATCCCGCGCAGACGCTCGTTTTCGAGCAAAATTTCCTCCGCGTAGATAAACATCCCGATCACCGCACCCAGCGCAGCCCCTAAAATCATCCAAATCATCCAAATTTCCATCATTTTTACTTCCCTTCCGGCTCGCGCCATCCCTTAGTAATCGCCCGTTCGCCGTATTTGGCGCGGATTTCCTCGACTGCCCGTTTCAACGCCAATTTCTTGATTCGGTTCAGTCCCCGTTTTGGACGTCTGAACTTATTCATAAACCACTCCTTCCATCTTCTGCTCCACACTCATTGCCTCGTAGGCACGTTCCGTTTTCAAAACTTCCAAATCCGCCTGTCTTTCCATCGCCTCGACCTTAGTCGGCTCTTTCGCAACCGGTTCAGGTTCTTGGGTGCAGCCATACAACGCCATTCCGCCCACAAAACACCACACCCCGACCACCATTCCAACCGGCACACACCGCCAAAACATCTTCCAATCAACTTTCTTCAAAACTTGCATTTCTTGCATTTTGCGTTTTCCTTTTAAAACAATAACTTATTAAAATCGTAGGGTAAAAAATATATAGCCGTATCAAGGCGTTACGTTTTCAGACGACCTTTTTACGCTTCTCACATGGTTTAATTTCACACTTTTGACACGCCCGCCAGTGCTGCATTTTGATAGGGTTATGCGTCGGAGCGGGGGCAAGTGAAATCTCAATACATTCGGCACGTTCCATCCGCCGACCTTCAAACGGACACATCACCTTGCGAAACACATCCGCCACTTTCGCCGCCACTTTGTCAGGCTTGCCGTTGTATTTGCCGTTCAAAATCAGACTGATGCTTGTCGCGCTGTATCGGAGTTTTGCCGCCGTCTTCATCAGTCCGTCTTTCGCGACCTCTTCCTTCAAAACCGCGTACCAATCTTCTTTCATATAATCTTTTTCATTCATAATCAGGAACCTCCCTTAATACAATTTCGTTTATATTCGGGTCGTACACCTCTCTGACAGCCAGCAGCTGCGGTGCTTTCGATCCCGTATTCTTCAAAAGGACAAACGATTTTTTCCGCGCGTTGCCCGTGTTTTTCAGATACCCCGCCTTTTCAAGGTGTTGCGCATAAACCCTGACCATGCTGCGGCTGACAGGGTGCGTCATATTGACGTGAGCCGTCAGGCCGTCTAAGTCAAAGGTTTTCAAAATCCGCATTGTCCGCCACAAGGCTTCAGTTACCGGGCATTTCAACGGCTGACCGTCATCAGACAAGCGGGGCGCATCCATACCCGTATCCCGCTCCAGCCGGTATCTGCACGGGCTGCCAATGCCTGCTTTCTTCTGTACCGATACAAACCCGCCCTTATTAAGAGACTTCAAGTACCCGTACACCGTATTTCCGCTCAGTTGGCAGGCTTCGGCGATTTCAGAGAGCGTCAGGAAGCTGTCCTTATTGCCCCGCAGACAGTTCCAAATCTCTTGTCGACGGTTGCGAGGCTTCGTCAATGTCGTCACGCTCATAATTTGACCCCACGTTTAGGTGCTTCGCCCTTGTACAGGTCGGCTTTCGCACAAATCTCGCGCGTTACCGTATCCAAGCCTTGCTGGTTGGCAAGCTCCAACAGATTGACCAGATTGACCGTTACGCGGCGTACCGAGCCGTGCGCCAAATCCACCAAATAAGCCAACGCATCTTTTTCAAACGTCAAATCAGGTGCGTAAACCTTCGCCAACTCTTCCGCGTCTGCCAAATCGACAGGTTGCGCAGGTACCCAAGCCAACACGCGGCCGTGAAAACGCTCGAATTTCTTCAGCTTGGTCGGCAACATCTCCTCGCCCACCAACATCAGCGGGGCTTGGCTGCCCTCGTAGATGTCGCGCACCAGCTCGACCAATCCCTTATGCGTAACCAAATAGTCCGCCTCATCCAAAATCAACGGACGTTGGCTGGCGGCCAACTGTTCGCAGATCACATCCAAACAACCCGCCGCCGTCCGGGCAGGCGGCAAGCCCATCTCGAAGCAGATTTTTTCCAACAGCGTCTTTTTGCTCCATGCGCTGCGCAGCTGGACATAGTAAGCGCGTGTCTCATTTGCCACCGCCACCGTCGCCGTCGTCTTGCCGAAACCCGAAGGGCCGTACAACACACCCAAACCCGGCAAACCGTCCTGACGGTTGACCAAACGCTCCATCGCAACAGAGACCAAAGACAGATTGTTGATATTTGCAATTTTCATTTTTAAAATCCTTTTAAAATAGTGAATAAACCTTGTTTAAAACCCCGAAAGGTCGTCTGAAATCAAGCCAGCATCGCCCGTTTGGACAACGCCTTATACTCATTGCTTTGTGGGTACCGCTCCAGCCATCTTTGCGCTTGCGGCGGCAAATCCGTCTGACCGCAAAGACGCTGATACAGCGCAAACCGCTCCGATGCTTCGGACGGTACCGACCAGCCCGCAGCAGCTTCCGTTTCAGACGGTTTTTCAACCGCCTTCACTGCCGCCACTTCTACAACCACATCGTCCTCGCGGCTTCGGCGTGCTGCCAATTCGGCAGCCTTAGCCTTGATTTGACCCATACCAAACACCACTCCCCCGATATTGACCGAGTCCTGATGTTCGATGGTCGGTACGCGGCGTTCTTTCAGGATGTTTTGCTGTTGCAGCTCGTTGCGTTTCAGACGCTCGTCGTTGCGTTTGTCTTCCGCGCGTTCCAAGACGCTGACAGGCATATAATCCGTCGAGTTGCCATGCCATTCCGCCTTGCAGATAAGCCGTCCCAAATCGTCGTAAATCCAAACCCAAAGCGCGTCCTGCACGTCGTAGCCGACCCGGACCGGGTTGCCGTTGAACTCCATCAGTTCGGCGGAATAATAGGTATTGCCGAACAGCGACACCTCCCCGCGCCGTACCGTACGCATCACCTGAGGTCGGAACAAATACCCTTCCTCCTCCGGCGACACCCTCGGCGGCTCGCCAAACTCCGCCACCTTCAAAGCCCAAAACTCATTAGGCGACATATGCCGGCGTTTGCCATCGCGGTCGGTAAACTTAGGCAGCGAACGGTGCGGTCGGTCGTTATATTCGTCCACCACCCGTTCGATATAGCCCTTAAACTCATCCCAAGTCGGAATCGGCGAATTCAAAATCTTCCCGTGCAGGCGGACTTCCTTGCGCGACAGCTTAAACAGCTTCTGCCGCGCCTCGTCGTCCATATTTTTTCCCACAAAAGACGGCAGGTTCGCCGCCGCCCGCGTGAAAATATTATGGCTGCGTTCCGACGCGCCCTTCGCTTGCGAGTTATAAGCCCGCGAATGCGTCATCGTCATGCCCAACCTGCCCATCAGACCAGTTGCCTCATCCGTCATCATCAAGTTTTCAAAGCCACGACCCCAGTCCACATACCAAAGCGCACCGATGGCCGCGCGGCTCGCGTGGCTTAAAGCCTCAAGCACGGTAAACCGGCTTTCCGCCAGCCCCACGCTCCAGCCCATACACCGTCTTGTGCCAACGTCCAAAACCGTCGTAATTTCAGGTCTGAACGGCAGCCCCGATAACGGATTCAACACCTCCGCATCAAACGTATGACCGTCGGCGGTGTAGATGGCGGCAGGTTTCAAGTGCAGGAAATCGCGCCGTTTGTGCGGCAGGATATTTTTCAAATCCCGCGCCCCGCGTCGTCCGCGTTCACGCTCCACATTGCCAAGCTTGCCCAACCACCGGCGCACCTGATGGATGCTCGGCACATCACCCCCTCTCCCCGTGGGAGAGGGTTGGGGAGAGGGCAAAGCTTCCAGCCTGTTCACAAACAAGCGGTAAGCTTCGGAAACAGAAGGCTTCATCGGCAGCCGGTAGCATTCCAAAAACACAGGCAGCCAAGACGGGACGTTCATATCCTCGGTTCTGGATTTCGGCGCGAGGCTGTTAGATTCCCGCGCCGCAAACCACCGCTTGATTGTCCGCACGCTCGGCAGCTTTCCGCCGCCGCCGCGCCCGTCGGCAGCCAAAGAAAACAGCTTTGCGATATGTTCGAAGCCCGGCATCTTCGCCTGCGTCAAAACAGTCGTCATCGCCGCCTCCTTAGATACGCCCGATTCCTCCATTACCCGCTCGACCGCCGACAAAACCCCGCGTCGTGCCGATTCGCAAAGCCGTTGTTGCTCCGTTGAGCCGTCCGCAACGCCGATGGTCAGCTGTCCACCTCTCACATCGGGAGAGGGCTGGGGAGAGGGAAAACCCGCCGCATCACCCCCTCTCCCTGTGGGAGAGGGCTGGGGAGAGGGTCGGGGAGAGGGCTGAAGTTCGGGCAAATCTGACAAACCGCCCAAAACCTCGTTCAGCTTCTTCGCCTGAATCAGTTTCAATACCTCGGGGGGCGGTGCATATTCGCGGCGTTTGCCGTTTTTCCCACCTTTACCCGCGACTTCTATAAAAGGCCAGGATTCCCTTACAACTTTACTACCCAACCCCATTTTTGTTGTTGGCAGATTTTCTAACTTCATTTCCAGAAGTTCCAAAATCGAATAATGCGTTTTCATGCTGCTGCCTCTTTATATAAATAAGCATAGCGGGGGCGGATGCGCCGCCCGTCCTTCGTCCACCGTTCCGGCCATAGATCATGCAGAGACTTACCAAGAAAATCCGCAATCGCTAGTTCCCCCGATAAACTTGGCTTTTTTAAAGCCATCATGACTACCTTTGGGGATAGCTCATAAAGTCTGGCGACATCCGTTAAAGTTCGCCCCTTCATCTTAATTTCCGCCCGTATCATTTCAGGATGCATACCACTCATCGTTTTCCTTTCTTTATTATCTAGACAGGTCGTCCGCCGTTTCAGACGACCTGTTTAACCTTATTAAATTCGACGAATAAAGTTCCAAGTATCAGCATTCAAACCTATAGCACAGGCATCGTAATAACCGCCTTTCACTTCGGTTTTCTCTCCACCCAACCATTCGATGACGAATTTTTTAGTCTTCCCGCGACCATATTCCAATATCCGCCCCACTGTACTTTCTTGTTTTATATCCCAATCGTTCATCTGCATAATATTTGCAATGTGCTTCATTTTGAGCCCTTTCTGTATAAAGTATCTAAGCAAAACCGCTTAATCGGTCGTCCGAACTGTTTCAGACGACCTGTTAAACAGTCTCCTTCCTGACGGGTCGAATACCCGTCATTTTTTTTGGCTATTTCCAAATTGTTAAAGAACAATTCAAAATCGGTTATACTTTAAAAGTTCCGTTCTGAAGTTGTAAACATAGTAAAGTAGTAAAGCATCAATTGCAATACAATCTTATAACTTACTTTACAACTTTGTAATAATTGATTGTTTATAAAGTAAATTATTTTTTAAAAATTTCTTACTACTTTTTCAAAAAGTAGTAAAGTGAGATTACAAGATGGCAAAGTTACGACTAGACGCTACGCAAATCATTGAAATAGCCAAATTTGCGAAAGACTTAGGAATTAATTCAGGATTACCTACTAGCAGACCGGGAGTAGCAAGTAGAGCCGAAAGCCAAAACTGGGAATTTGAAATAGTGCCTGGAAAAGGTGGGAGAAATGGTGAAAAAAAACTCTACACAATCCCTGACTATGTCACTGAAGAATTGGAGCAAAAAGGCTTGCTCCATTTGATAGATGGCGCGGAAACAGACACGCCGCTTGAAGTCCGCAACACTCAACCCGATGTAGCGCATATCGAAAATATGGATTACGCAGACTGGGCGGAACGTCAGGATACGCGCGACATCGTACCCGTCCGCTATTACAAAGAAGTCTTCGCCAGCGCAGGCAGCGGCGCAATACCGTGGGATACCGACCCCGAAGCCATGTGGTTCCGAACCGCCTTCTTCAAACACCTGCAACTCTCGCCGGCAGACTGCTTCTGTACCCGTATCGACGGGGACAGCATGTTCCCAACCCTAATCGACCAAGGCACCGTCCTATGGCAAACCGCCACGCGCTACACCCGGGAAGGAATCTACCTGTTCCGGCAGCAAGACGAACTCCGGGTCAAACGCCTGCAACGCCTGACCGCCGATACGCTCAACATCATTAGCGACAACCCAAACAAATCCATCTACCCGACAACCCAACTAACCCTGTCCGCCACCACCCCCGCTGACTTCCAAATCCTCGGCAAATACCTCTGGAGCTGCGGCATATCAAAATAA